AAGCGCCCGGCCCCGCAACGGGGCGGGCGGATCCCGGAACGGGAGAACACGATGAGCGACACCGAGGCCGCCGGCGCACCCGAAACGGGGACCGGCGACACCGACACCACCGCGACCGGGGCGGAGGCGGCGTCCTTCGACGCGTCCCCGTGGCAGTCCCTCGCCGAGGAGACGGGCCTGTCCCCGGAGCAGATCCGCAAGAAGCTGGAGCACTCGCGCACCTGGGAGCAGCGCGCCAAGGACAACAAGGGCGCCGCTGAGGCGGCCAAGACCCTGGAGCAGCAGGTCGCGGACCTGCAGCAGGCGATGGCCGAGCGGGACCTGGCCGACATCGACCGCAACTCCAAGCTGGCCCTGACCCAGGTCAAGGCGCTGCTCGCCGAGAAGGGCGTGCGCGCCGAGGACGTGGTTCCGCTGCTGGAGCACATCGACGCCACCCGGCTCCTGGCCGACGGCGACGTCGACGACAAGGCCGTCAAGAGGCTCGCCGAGTCCCTGGGCCGGGCGGCGGGGCGCCCCGCACCCGACCCCGACCAGGGGCGTACCTCCGGCGGGATGCCCGCCGACATGAACTCGATGCTCCGCCACATGGCCGGGCGTCGCTGACCCACACCCGCCAGCGGCACGGCAACCGCTGAGCCGGACCTTATGGAGGTAACCCGTGCCGTTCGACAACATCACCAGCCGCAGCGACGCTGAGGCGCTCATCCCTGAAGAGGTCTCCCGGGAGATGCTCGGCAAGGCCGTCGAGGACAGTGCCGTGCTGCAGCTGTTCCGGCGCATCCCGGTCTCGCGCAAGTCCGTGCGCTTCCCCATCCTGTCCGCCCTGCCCGTGGCGTACTGGGTCAACGGCGACACCGGCCTGAAGCAGACCACCGAGATGGCCTGGACCAACAAGCACCTGCAGATCGAAGAGATTGCCACGATCATGCCGGTCCCGGAGAACGTCTTCGAGGACATGGAGGCCGACCTGTGGGACGAGGCCGTCCCCTTCATCCGTGAGGCTTTCGGCCGCTCCCTGGACACCGCGGTGTTCTTCGGCGTGAACGCCCCCGCGTCCTTCCCCACCAACGTGGTGGCCGCGGCCGTCGCCGCGGGCAACACCGTGACCGGAGGCACCGCCACCGCCGCGCAGGGCGCCTTCTACGGCGACCTGGACAACCTCATCGGCACCGTGGAGGACGACGGCTTCGACGTGTCGGGGTACGCCGCCGCCCGGTCCGTGCGCCGCCTGATGCGGGCCGCGCGCAACACCACCGGCGAGCGCCTGGACGAGGGCCGCATCACCGGCGACCTGTCCGCCATCGACGGCGCCCCCGTCTCCTACCCGATGCGCGGGCAGTGGCCCACCGGCGGGGAGGCGGGCGAGAACATCCGCATGATCGCCGCGGACTGGTCCCAGTTCGTCGTCGGGGTGCGTTCCGACATCAGCTTCAAGATGCTCGACCAGGCCGTCATCCAGGACAACACCGGAGCGATCGTCTACAACCTCGCCCAGCAGGACATGGTCGCGCTGCGCGTGAAGTTCCGGGTGGGCTGGCAGGTCGCCAACACCATCAACAACGACAACCCCACCGAGGCCAGCCGGTACCCGGCCGCGGTCATGACCTACTAGGAGCCGACCATGGCCGATTCCGCCCCGCTGGTGCGGTTCATCGAGCAGGACGTGCCCGCCGTCGACACCGCGGGGGACACCGAGGACACCGTCCTCGGACAGGCCCCCTTCGACTGCACGGTCACGTCCGTGGAGTACATCCCCGAGGCGGCCATCACCGGCGCCGCCACCAACAACCGCACGATCAGCCTGGTCAACAAGGGTCAGGCCGGGTCGGGCGCCACCTCGGTGGCGTCCCTGTCGTTCGCCTCCGGCACCACCGCCGCGGCCTACAACGAGCGCGCCCTGACCCTGTCGGGCACGGCCGCGAACCTGGACCTGTCCGCCGGCGACACCCTGCAGTTCCGCAGCGTGGCCGTGGGTACGGGCATCACCGACCCGGGCGGCCTGGTCCGCGTCGCCGTCGAGCGCCGCTAGGAGGGCGTCATGGCTGAGAAGAAGACACAAAGCAAGGTCGTGAAGGTGGACCAGGGCCCCGAGCACGGCTTCTTCGGGGATCCCCGCGAGCACGACTCCAACGCCCAGTACACGGTCGCGGGGGTGACGGGTGGCACCGCGAAGGTGTCCGACACCCCCAAGTCCGTGACCCGCGAGAACACCAAGGCGCGCAGCTAAGGGGGCCCTGATGGCCACCTACGCCACCGTCGACGACGTGCGGGACCGCTTCGAGGGCGACATCGGCGAAGGCTCGCCCACGGAGCGGGTCGTGACCGCGCGCCTGGACGACGCCGAGGCGATGGTCGTCCACCGCCTCGGCGGGATCGAGGCCCTGCAGGCGCGGATCTCCTCGGGGCGCACCACCGCCGCCCTGGTGGAGATGGTGCTGTGCAACATGGTCCTGCGCCTGCTGCGCAACGCGAGCGGGGTGACGCAGGAGACCGCGGGCCCCTTCTCCCGGTCCTTCGACTCGGCGGTCGCCGCGGGCAAGCTGTACCTGACCCGCGACGACCGCCGCGACCTGGGGATGCGGGGACAGGCGTCCACGATCTCGCTGTCGGCGGGCGACGGAGCACTGCACCGCCCGCACCGCCGGGACTGGCGGGCCGGTCGGCCGGACTGGATCGCGTGATGTTTCCGCACGCGGTCACCGTCACCGTGAAGCGCCCCGGGGGGCGGGACCGGGAGGGCGATGCGCTGCCCGGCACCACCCACACCATCGGCGGGTGCGCCGTGTACCCGCGTACCTCCACCGAGCAGGACCCGACAGGGGCGGCCGTCACGGTCATCACCGGCCGGTGGCTGATCGTCCCGTTCGGCTCCGACGTCACCTCTGACGACCGGATCGTGCTGGGCGACGGCACGGAGTGGTCGGTGGAGGGAGACCCCGCACCGTGGCAGTCGCCGTTCACCGGGTGGCAGCCCGGCACCCAGGTGGGCCTGCAGAGGGCGAAGGGGGCCTGATGTCGTTCCGTCCCAGGTACAAGCAGAACATCCGCAACACGGGCCGGTTCATGAAGGGCCCGCGCATGCAGGCCCTGGTCACCCGCAGGGCCGAGGAGGGCGCCCGCTACGCCGAGTCCATCAGCCCCCGCGAGAGCGGCGAGTACGCCTCCCGGTTCCGGGTGGAGTCGGGGGCGGGCGAGGGGCGGGCCGAAGCCCGCATCGTCAACGACTCCGGGCACGCCGTCCCGGTGGAGCTCAAGCACCGTGTGCTTGGGCGCACGGTCGACCACGTGGAGGACCCCGGTGGCTGACCTGGCGCCGTATGCGCCGGCGGAGCTGGCGGTGTGCGATGCGGTGGAGGACATCGTGCCCTGTTCGGTGTGGACCGGCGAGGACTTGCCCGAGCGCCTGCCCGCCGGGCAGGTACGGCGCGTGGGCGGCCCTGACAACGGCCACACCGACACCGCCAGGGTGGTGGTGTCGGTGTTCGCGGCCTCCGCCTCCCAGGCCCGCATCCTGTCCGAGCAGGTGCGCCAGCGCCTCACCTCCGGTCCGCGGCGCACACCGTCCGGGGTCATCGACCGGGTGAGCACGGAGAGCGGCCCGCAGATCGCCCCCACCGCCGACGGCGACGCGGTGCGCCGCCGCGACGCCATCTACCGGGTGCGGGTGCGCCGCCGCACCTGACCCCCCGAACCCCACTGACCGGCCCGCCTGCGTGCGGGCTTTTCTCATGCCCACAGGAGGCGACATGGCCGGCGTGCTCTACGACGACCTGCAGGAGAAGAAGACCGAGCTGGTCCGCAAGGCCCTGGACGGGTCGGCGTTCATCGCCCCGTACAGCTCGGAGGCCATCGCGACCCTGACCGACCCCGCCGACAAGCTGCTGGCGGCCCTGCCCGAGGGGTACGGCGACCTCGGCTACGTCTCCACCGACGGTTTCAGCTTCGGCCGGGACGTGGAGGAGGCGCTGATCCGTGCGCATGGCGCCACCGACCCGGTCCGGTCGGACATCAC